GTTTTTGCTCTTGTCAAGCGTACCCACGTTACGTGGATTGGTGTAATGATCAATTACTTTATCTGAATATGCCATAGTGTTCTATAATAAATATTATAGTTCTTCAGCTATACCTAATATTTCAGCTATAATTAATAAAAGACCAGCAAATACGGGTTGTTCATTAAATAATGAAACACCGGCCATAATTCTAATAACAGATTTAATTAAACTAATTCTAAAATGCCAATTAGTTTTTGATTCTTTTTTTTGCATCTTTTCTTTTTCTATATTTTCGTAAAATTTAACAGAAGGGAGACCGCTATAATGACAGTACTCCTCTTCTGGTAATTGTTGATTATCGCTGCTTGTCATTTTAATTTACATTTCTCAAAATGCCATCTCATCATTATTTGTTTTCTTCCTTCTTTTTTACAAAAAGGACATTTAACAATAGGGTTATTTTGTTCTCTTTTTTTTAACTGATTATCTCTATATTCCTTATTATTCCAAAGTTTAGTTATGGCTTTTCTTATTTTATTTTTAACTTCTGGTCTTTTAGAAATATTATTTTCTTTTTGATTTTTACTAACAGTTGTATATCCTCCGTTTCGAGCCCTAGTGTTTTGTCTCTTAATTATAGATTCTTTTGTTGTATATCCTCCAACCCTACCTCCTATATGAGAATTATATCCTTCCTTGTATGAGTTATATTTTAAAATAAGATATACTTCTCTTTCGTTTGCCTTATCGATATTATTATGTTCTTCTAATATAGTCCACTCAAAAGAATCTAAACCGTATTTTCTTAAAGCTTTAGAAAACTTTCTTTCACTATAATTTAAATGTTCATTAATACGTGTTTGTAGATCACGTTTTGTTTGACCTATATATACCTTTCCAGTAGTTTTACAAAATGCTTTATATATTTTTATTACCATATACTATTTTATTATAAATAGTATATTTTCTCCATTGACCGTTATATTATTGATTTTTTCTTTGCTTATCAAAAGCCCATTGACCATTATATAGATTTTCTTCAGCAACACCATCACATTCGTGGAAATACATTTGACCAACTCTAGCATCCTGCTCAATAAAGATAGTTGCTGTTACGATCATAATCGTACCTATATTATCAGTTTCAAAACCGGGATCAAATACTGATGAAGCAATGATAGCTCCGTTGCGTAATAATGAGGAACGTTGACGGATTAAACCTACACGATTAGGGGCAATTTTACATCCTTCGTGAAAGGTTAGATCGTAAGATCCGGGATATAATAACCATCCTTCACAACTATCAATAGTTTTAGTTTCTACGGGAGTATAAGTATTTAAGATAGTTTTATCTTTTAATACCATGCCAATAGCTGGTTTGGAATCTGACGGTTTCGGATCACCGATTTTATTAATTGACTTAACAGATAAGTCATAGCCAACCTGAGCTGGTTTACCTTTACTGTTTTGAGTCTTTATTAGACCCTGCTCTAGTATTTGTTCTGCGTTTAACATTTTTTTCTTTTTTATATGGAACTAACTCATTTAATTTATCCTTGCGTCTATCACATCCGCAATCTTCTTGACCGAACAATTTAGCTACTTCTTTTGCTAATCTATCTAAATATAGTAAATTAGTTAATTTAGCAATATCGTCTCCTAAACCTTTAGATTTTTTTTTACGATCGAATTTTTCCATTACTCAATTACTTTAATAATCTTAGATTTATTTACTCCTGTTACTGAGAAGTTAGACTCTCCTGTAAACTCTTTGTAAATTTTAGCTTCAGCATCTGTAGCTGATACTGCATCTACTAAATAGTTTTCTTTAATTTTTTGAATACGACCTCTATCGTTTTCAATTTCTAACTGTACTGTTACTGTCCAAAAATTCATATTATTTAATTTAATTATTTACAACTATATCCTTTAACAAATTCATAAAACTCAGCTCTTGCTGAATCTTCATTTAAGAAACATCCAGATAATTTAGCAGTCTTCATAGAAGCTCCTTGATGCTTGATTCCTCTACAAGATACGCAGTTATGACCTGCTTCAATCATTACTGCAACACCTAAATTACCCTCACATATCTTATCTACTGCATTATGAATAGCTACAGTTAACTGCTCCTGGATTGCTCCTCGTCTTGCAAACTGCTCTACTATACGGTTTAATTTAGATAAACCAACCACTTTACCATCCTTAGAAGGAACATATCCAATATGTACTCTACCAGTAATCGCCTGATGGTGATGAGAACACATTGAGGTAACTGGAATATTACCTTCAAATACTATACCATCATATCCATCTGAAGGAAATGCAGTAATTTTAGATAAAGGTTCGTATCTACCCGCCCATAAATCGTTTACGTAAGCTTTAGCTACCCGACGAGGAGTATCAGATGAATTAGGATCGTTTTCCCAATCACATCCTAAAGCTGTTAGAAATTCTCCGAAAGCTTTAGCTGCATCTTCGATAATTGCATGCTTTTCAAAGTTAGTTAAGGTCGCTTCTGGACCATCGATTATTTGTTTCTCTGCTAATTGAGTTGAAATACCATTCGCGTACCCTGCTTGAACTATTTCAGTTCCGTCAATAAATTTTTTAGCCATTTATAAGTGTTTTTTAAGGTGGTGCTCCGACACCGTTATTAATATATGTATTTTATTTTGTATTTGCAACTATTAAACATTTAATGTTTTATCCCAGGCACTAATATGCAAACGAGTCATTCCAACAAATTTATATTTCTTAGCCATCTCTAAACAGAATTGAGTACGTTCATGGAAATCTGCTTGATCATCTAAACCAGGCATACATACTACATTTTTTAATGGAATTTCAAACGGTTCTACGAAATCACGGAATAATTCCTTAACATCATCTTCGGTTGAAATAACGAACTTAAACTGATAATTATCGTGTTCCATAATGCGTTTAATCGCTTCTGGTTTAATACGTTGTTTCTCAGTCATACCTGAATTTGCTAATTTAGGTGAGCAGTTAATTTGGCGTAATTTTTTAAATAGATAATCTTCTATATATATTGTACCATTAGTTTCTATTTCATTGTATACACTAATAACATCTTGGCTAATCCAATATTGAAAAAAGTTATCAATCGCTACTTGATGACCTTTAATTGTAGGTTCACCACCGGTCCAAATTAAATGAATAGTTCCATTTTTAATATCATCATAGATACCTTGTTCTTTCCATTGATCGATTAGATATTGGAAATCTTTATCTTCACCTCGCCATAGCCATTGAGATGTACTATCGCAAGTCCAAGTTGCTTTACCTTCTGCGTGTAAATCACCTACAAAGATTTCTCCATCTTCTAGATTTTTATCTTTTAATAACTGATTTCCAAATGCTCTTGAGAAACCACAAGTTAAGTTACATAAACCTAAGCGAATGAAGTATGATGGTACTCCTGTAGATTTACCTTCTCCCTGTACAGAGTAGAAGTCACTACTAATCATTAATTTATCTGGGCTAATTTTACTCATATTATTTTTCGTTTTTAAATGCTTTCCATTCTGATTTAGAAATATATTTAAATATTCCTGAATCTACTTTTTTATCAGCTTCTTTATCTGCAAGTCGCTGGATTGTACCTAAAGCGTTATTAGGTGTTGCTTTGATTACTTTTACGCACTTCATATTATTTAATTTTAGTTCCTTCGTTGATTGCTTTAACTGCTTTGTTAAATTTTCTTAATGCTCCTAATACCGTTTTATGCCTAGTGAGAGTAGTAGTATTAACAGTATTGGTATTAGTAAATACAAAACAATATTCTATCTTATTCTTACCTGTTTCTGTAAGATAATTTTCTTTTACTACTTTTACAATATTATTATCAAATGTATATTGTACTACAGTACTACTATTCTCCATAACTTGCACTATTACGTTCGTGTTCGTAAACTTCTACCTTAGTAGCTTTAACCCTGCCTTCAGTTTCTGCATAAAGGAAATTATTAATAGTGTTGTACAAATATTCAGCGAATCTTTCACATCCGGTACTTTCTAATATTCGTAACTGAATAATTCCGTCATCGTCCATTTTCTTAAAGTTTTCTAGATACGGATCATCATTAGCTACGATTGTAGTATGATCTAATAGATAATCAAAATATGCTTTAGGACTCATACCGCTTATATTACCTTTAGCTCTTTTCATACCTCCAAAGTCCCATACCCAATTTCTATGATCTAATTCTCCTTCAAACCATACCCTAAAAGATACTGCATATCCATGTAAGAACTTACAATGAGTATCTTCTGCTTTCCATTGGCGGAAACAAGTAGAGTATCCGTCGAATAATTTTGTTGATTGAAACTTTGCCATTTTATTTAAAGATTACTTTTATACTATCTAATTTAGTCGTTTTACTAGGATTAATATAGCTATAATTACCCGCGTCCCAAAATATTTTTGAATAAATCGTAGCCGTTTTCCCTTTCATATAATAAGGAACAGGTCCAATAATTCTTTTACTCCAGTAGTTATTAGTACTATTAGAAGGAGAATACTCATCTCCTGAATATCCTATTGATGAAGATCTATATTCTTTTAGATATACTTTAGTATCTTGTACAATAGGAACAATAGTTCCGATAAATTGACTTAATACAATAGTTTTACTACCAACAGGTAGTGGAGTATTATAGTATTTATTAGAATATAAACTAGTAAATGGATTATATAATGGTATATTAAATGATAAATTATCACCCATTATCCAATACGAACTAGAGTCAAACTGTGCTGATATTACTGAAGAACCTCCGTATTCGTATTTAGCAGGTAATTGATTAGCTTCTACAAATACATTAAATCTTGTATATCCTGTATCTAATAAAGGTACTTCATATCTCCCACTAGCATCTTTAGGATAATTTAAAACCAGCTTATAACTTAATGATAAGCTTTCTACTGATTGAGTAGTAGTAATGCTTTGTGGTTGTACTGCTTGTTTCTCACAACCAAAGCAAAATAATAATAAAATTAAAACATAACCTTTTTTCATAACCTTTATAAATAATGTGAAATTAATTCTAACCTTTCTTCTACAGATCCTTTAAGTATAACTACTTTATCTTTAGGAATATGATTAATCATAAACTCTCTAAATAATATATCAATCTTCTTCTGTAATTCCTCATTTAATCTATCCGGATCATGAACAAATCCGAATTCAATAGGAATATAAAAGAATTTCTCTACCTGATCTTTGGTTTTATCAAATAACTCTAGCATCTCAGTTACATCCATTTCTGGATTAATAATCTGAGTATAAATGATACAGTCAATAATACTTCTAGTAGAAATAACGTTTTTATGAGTTAGATAGTTCTGATAAGCCCACATCGATAACTCATTAATTACTACTTGTTTCTCTTGTTCAGAGAAATCTAAAGCTCTAGCAATTTTAAATACAGGTCTAGAGAAACCGTCGGTTACATAGTAATCCTCAAATTTCTCAGATACTGCTTTTAATAAAGTAGTCTTACCGGTTCCATGACTTCCTAATAATATCTTCATACCTAAATATAGGAACTTTTATATTAATTTCCAACCTTCTTTAAAGAATTTAATCCAAGTATCAAAAGAACTTGCTTTTAATTTTTCGTAAGCATCATCGATAGATATAGTATCGTTATCTATAACACTAGTAACATAAATTTCACCATCGTCTACTTTAGCAGTTACTTTATGGATAACACTTCCAATAAAAGGATATTTTTTCTTTTCTGTAAAAGCTTTCTCCTGCATATTAAATCCTTTTAATTCAGGATACTTATTAATTAAAGCAGGATGACCATTTAATATCTTACCTTCGTATTTTTCTAAAAACTCTGCTGGTATAATTCTTAAATATCCATGCAAGGTAATTAATTTACTATCTAGAATTTCTTCCTGAAGATAATCTTCTTTAGTAGGTTTAAAAGGAATTTGTTTAATTGATACTCCGCTAGCATTAAAAAAATCTTCTACTTCTTTACTAACTTTTTGTTTATTATTACTATAAATAACCTTAGGATATATCTTAGATTCTTTACTAATATTCATAATCTCAGACCCAGTCTGACTTATAAAAACAGTCCAATTTAATTTAACCATTATTGACCCATTGCTTTTTTAGTGTATAAATTAACATCTTTCATTACTTGAGGAATAAGTTCAGGTTTAGATGCTCTTACCGGATTTATATCTAGAGAACCTCTTCGTGCATATAACAAAGTTACCATGCATTCTTTAACTCCTTCTTGGTTTATAAATTTAGTAAATAATACTTCAGAACAAAACTCATGAAATTCGTTTTTTTCTCTTAACTGCAAAATTTGTCTCAATACATTTTCTACATTTAATTCATAACCAGGTTCTAATTCTAAGTATATATAACCTGAACCTGTATCTTTCTGCTTGGTATGGCGGCATCTAGAACGTAAAACGTTAGTTCCGAATTTATAAACTTTAGATCTTTTGCTTGGTGTAAGTGATTTTTTTGTTACTTCATAAGTATTATCTGCATTATAATCAATATTACTCATATAGTAAATATCATCTCCCATATACTCATAAATGTCTTCATAATCATATACTGGATTAATTGCACTTACATCAGCATAATTCTTATGAAATTTAACATGAACTGGAGTTTTTAGAGCTTTAGTTAAATCTTCAGATACTTGTTTTTCGTATTTTTTAATACCTGAGGCAATAGTATTACCCATCTTACACATATCAAAAGTATTAAGATATAACTTAATAGATTTTGACTCTACCATAAACTCTGAATTAGATGAATAAACAATCTTTAGAGTACCTGCTACAGGAACACCATTGGTTAGTAGGAATGTAGCTTCATGACAATGCCAGGCATCCCATCCTGTAAATTCCTTACCTGTAATTCCGTACTCCTCCCTAGCTAATGCCCTTGGCATTGGTACTAATAATGAAGGATCAAAAGTATCTGTAAATACAGCATATGAGTTATCTGAACCCAGACTTTTTGCTGCAATATCATTAATTGAAATATTACTTGACATATTCTTTAAATTTTTTAATGTTATAGGAAATAAGTTCTAATTGTTCTTTTGATAATAAAATATCTAGATTATCTGCTAATTTAGCTTTTGGTTTTCCACCTAATAAACCATCTTCGGTAAATTTAGTACCTAACCATCCGTTAATAATAGGAGAGCTAGTATCTAATGAGTTGATTAACTGCTCGGCATAAAAATTATCTTTAAATAGAGCAAACTCAATTGGATTCTCACATCCTAATAAATGGAATTTAACATTTCTATAATATTCCGGATCAACGGTATAGAATTTCTTAATCCACCATTTAAAGAAACGGTAACGAACAGTTACATAATCGGCATCTTTAATTAAGTCAAAAGGTAATGCAATAATATCTACTCTATGCATAGTATATAAATCAATACAATCGGCAATTTGCTCAAAAGTATCCCCTTGACATACTCCAATATACTTAACATCATCTTCTCTAAATTCTTTTAAATACTCATTGGCATTATTAATTGTCTGAGTATAATCATTAACTACATCAGGTAAAACTAAGTGAGTAGGTTTATATTCTTTAGATAGATCGTATAATTCTTGGAATGGAATAGACTTTCCTAATTCAAAAGCCGAGTTATCTAAAATAGAAAAAGGAGCAGTTTCTAATTTTCTTTTATAGAAATCTGCATATTCTTTATCTAAATTTAATAAATGGCCTAAAACATACGGGTAATCATTGATTAGATCGTGAATAGGAAATAAATCCTTAGGTATTTCGTGTGATATAAATGGCATATTAATTGTTATGATCGTTTAAAACTTTTTCTACTGCTTCTTTTGCTACTTCCCATCTTACTGGTCCGGTTTCATCTGCATATTCTACAGGATCTGGGCGTCCTAATTTAATAAATGCTTCAATACGTTCTACTGATGATGCTGATTTATAATCGCTATACCATACTCCATTATGTTTCATAGGTTTATATGATGTATTAGTACGTTTATAAATTTCATTAAAATCTAAATCTAATTGTTTGCAACATTTTTCTCCGTCTTG